TGGTACGCCCGAGTGGAATCGAACCACCGCACACGGCTCCGGAGGGCTTATTGCAAACTTGAAAACCATTGGTATAACTAGCTTTGTTGATTTGCGGTCGCAGTTTTGGTCGCACTCTTTGTTTTTTTCTTCTGAAAAAGGTCTATTATATGTCTGTTAAATCCTGGCATTGCATGTCCATACATTTTAAGTGTTGTGTTTGCATCAGCGTGTCCAAGACACCTTGATACTTCTAAGATGGGTATATCTTTGGTGAGTGCTGCTGTTGCAAATGTATGCCTGAATGTGTGGATATTTTTATTTACTCCGGCCAACTCACATATCTTTACCCAAGCACGTCGGATATTTCCATAGTTAAGGGCTTTGCCGCTTTCGGTACAAAATACGAAGCCGTTTATATAAGTGATTTTACCACTTGTCTGCATAGCTTTTAGTCTTTCTATGCATGCATCATAGACAATCGGAATATAACGTATACCGGCTTTTGTTTTAGGATCATGGAATACTTGACCAGTACCACTGTCTTTTGCGCGTTGTATACAAATTTCTCTTTTATCAAAATCAATATCTTCCCATTTTATTGCAAGAAGTTCACCTATCCTGCAGCCAAGTACAAGGAGCAAATAAAATAATGTGTAGTATTTTTTATAGTATTTATTGGTCCGTAGTACACGGAAGATGCGAAGCAGTTCACTAAAAGAAAATACTGACATTTCTTTATATTTGATTTTCACCGGTTCAACAGCTTGCATTGGATTATATTGTACCATTCTCAGAGCCACAGCTTTCTTGTAAGCGGCGAAAAGTAACTTATGTATCTTACTTATTGAAGAGGTACTTAAAACACCGTCATAGCTATTATACAGCTTTTGTATTTCTTTGCCGCTGAGTTGGTCGATTGGTATATGCGCAATAGGAGCAAGCTTATTAGCACTTTGTTTTTGCCTTGCAAAACTGTTGCTGCGCAGGTGTGGTTTTTGATATGTTTCTAAAAATTCTATTACCCATTCTCCAATGGTAATAGAAGAGGATGTAAGATTTCCTTTATCACGTTCTGCCCGTATTTCTTTCTTAAATTCTTTGGCTTCTTTTTCGGTGGCAAAGCGTTTACGGTGACGTTTACCGTCGTTGTCACAATAGTCGTAACAATATTTTTTTCGTGCTTTGTCGTACCATATTGTTCCGTCGCCGTACATTGCTTCACGTCCTTTTTTATTATATTTTTAGGGATGTTTTTACAAACTTATAAGGTAAGACTGTATATCAGACAGCTCACGTTGAATGTAGCGCAAGTCGTCAGATACATCATCTATACCAGATTGAATAAGCCAAAGGCTATCAATTTCTTGTGATATTAAATTTATTTGATACGCTTGGAAACAAAGCATACATATGATAATTAATAACAAAATGTTAGTAAGATTAATAGTGTTAATTTTAAATTTATTATCCATAATTTAGTGCCTCTATACTTATAGTTTTTATTAAATTCATTTATGACGTTGAGCTTCAAGTTCATCAACAAAACAATAGTTATCAAAGTCATTATTTATAATATGCTCCTGCTCATGCAGAAGAGTTTTTCTGTTTGCTTCATAGGTAAGACGTGCATTCAAGACACATATTTTTTCTCCATCCGCATTTGTAACGCAATATCCACCTATTTTGCAAGGAAGGTCTGCAAGAACCACCCTTGATATCATGGTTATCACTCCTGTTACTCTTCGTATTCTTCTTTCTTTTTCATTCTTGAAATGAGTTCTGCAGCTACTTTTAAATCTTCCGGAGATACATTTTTGGCCGCATCAAATAATATACGCATACCTGGATTTTCATAAAGTTCTTGGGCCATCTTTGCTGCCTCAGGATCAATGTAATAACCCTGTTTTTCGGTAAGGCCATTATCTTCAATGAGATTACTTTTTTTTAATCCAAAATGATCTGCTATTTTTTGAATGGCACCCATTCGCGGTTCTTTTGCACCACTTTCCCATGTAGAAACAGCCTTATCCGTAACTCCCGCGATAAGGGCCAAATCTTTTTGAGATAGTTTATATTTTTCTCTTAGTAATTTTATGTTCTCTTTTATTCCCAATGATTTCACCTCTTTTTATATAATACACTGAAAGTAGAAGAAAATCAATGATGATATGGGAAAAATCTACTTTTAGCGGTTGACAATCTACTGAAAGTAGATTAGAATATTATCAGAGGCAACACATAGGAGGCGATAAAATGGAAGATATTTCGTTAAAACAAGCCAGGTTACTTAGAGAAAAGACACAAGATTATATGGCGGAACTTCTAGGAATCCATGTTCAAACGTATCGTAAACTTGAACAAAACCCAGATAATGTTACCGTTGGTCAAGCAAAGGTTATTTCGAAAAACTTAGGCTTTCCGTATGATACTATTTTTTTTTAACAAGTAGTTCTACTTAAAGTAGAAGGGAATGGATGAAATTGAAAGAAAGGAGGATCAGGAAGATGGAGCTTGTGACGTGTGACGAGTATGCGAAAAGCAGAGGCTTATCGTTGGTTACCATCCGAAGATATTGCCGTGAAGGAATTGTCCCATACCTTCGGATTGGTAAGGTGTATAGATTAGATCCTCCGTTAGTTGACGAAGCTTTGACACAAGTTATGCGTGAGAATATGGAATATCGATCTAATGGGATAAAGCGAAGTCGTAAGCGAAGAAAAAATTTTGATTTTGAAGCAGCGTTAAAGGCTTTATAGGAGGTTGAATTATGAAAGCATTAATCAAAGTAGCAGGAACAGCAGTAGTGATGAAAGAGAGTATTAAGGAACAGCCTTGTGTATGGTCTTTAACTGCTTTGGCTATAGCAACAGTAGTTAAGCTGATATATGACATAGGTTACGCTATGGGGCAGGTGGCAGGCTTATGATTAGAGATTTTACCGTAGCAACTACTGCAATATTTGTCGGAACATACATTGCTATTATGGCTGCTGTAGTGACTGTAGGGGTGTTGAGATGAATAGGCAAAAGAAAAAGAGCTACCGAAGTTGCAGCTTCGATAGCTCAGGGTGGACATGTAAATTTTACGAAGTTTAGCGTCCACCTTCATTTTAGCAAAAGAATTGGAGGATTGCAAGTATGGATAAATTTGATGATTTAGTATATTCGCTTCGGTATGAAGCAGAGGCTATTCTAGAGAATCTGAAGGAAATGGATGATCTGGATGGTGATGAAGCTAAAGTCAGTACATTGCTGAAATGGATCAAAAGTAGTGCAAATAGTATTGAAAATAAAATTGAAGATTATCAACCTAACCAGGGAATAACAACAGCTGAATTACGTAGCAAGATGATACTAAGCTATCCGGGGAGGGCATTATGATGGACGATAGATATACAGCTGTATCTAATCCGCCAAAAGATGCTTTAAAAGAAATAGAATTTGGTGCATTGCGTGGTAAAAGTGATATTAATCCGCAATGGAAAATAGAAGCAATGACGGAAAAATATGGGATGTGTGGAATTGGTTGGAAATTTGAAATTGTTGATATACGTACTACTTGTATGCAGGATGACGGAAGAATATTGCTTTTTATGCAGGTGAATTTGTTCATAAAAGACGGTGAAAATTGGAGTGCTCCTATCCCTGGTTATGGTGGGGATATGATTGTAAAGAAAAATAAGAATGGGATTGAACCTAATGATGAAGCTTATAAGATGTGTTTAACAGATGCACTCGGAAATGCTTTGAAGTACGTTGGTGTTGCGGCTTCTGTATATCGCGGTTTTTATGAAACAAAACATGAAAAACGGCAAGCTGATAAACGTGAAGAAAAGAAACGTCAAGAAGAAAGCCCAATTCAAATTACGTCTACCAGTGCATCTGGTTATGTAAGATTTATAAATGGTATTCAGTGTCAAGTTAAAAGTACTCGAAATAACGAATGGTATGACGTAGAATATTTAACTCTGAAAAATTTAGAAGAAATTCTTGAAGATGAAAAATATTCTGATGCTTATGATGCTATTAGATCAATGATCAATGCTAAGGCAGCTGGGATGAAATGAAGTTCACGGTTAAAGGGTTACAGAGATTAAAAGGGATGGGATACATAAATTTAGTAGTACCTGTCCCTTTATCAGAGGAAGAAGAAATCAATAAAATCGATCCTGAAAAGCAGTATGTTGTAGAGGTCAAGCAATGGCGCAAAGGGCGTTCTAACGACGCTAATAAATACGCTTGGGTATTGTGTCAAAAAATAGCAGAAAAGCTGTCAGAAGAGAGCTTTCACAGCAAGGAAGATGTTTACAGGAAGGCGATCAGGGAATGTGGTTACGGCAGAATATGGCCAGTGCCAACTGACGCTGTAAACAGAACTATTGAAATTTGGCAAAGTAATGGTGTCGGCTGGATAGCTGAATTGGTTGGAGAGTGTCATAACATTAAAGGCTATAGCAATGTAAGAGTATATTATGGCAGCAGCGCTTATGACACGAAAGAGATGAGCCGATTTATAGATTGTTTAGTATCTATGGCAAAAGAGAATGGTGTAGAGACTAGGCCGCAGGAAGAATTAGATGACCTGATCAGGGAGTGGGGCGTTAAAGATGGCTAAGAGTATCATACAGAAAGAAAAATATTGTTACCTATCTGGAGCGAAAAATGTGCCACTTGAGGAGCATCATTGTTTCTTTGGTCCGTTACGCAAAATCAGTGAAAGATACGGCTTTAAAGTTTGGCTTACCCCTGAATATCATAGAGGGAAGAATGGTCCGCATCAGGATAGGCAAACAGATTTACTGTTGAAAAGGGTATGTCAACGTAAGTTTGAAGAAACTCATAGCAGAGAAGAATTTATGGAGATTATCGGAAGAAATTATTTAGACGACTGAAAGGATTATCATGAACTACGTTGCACAGATGAATGCGTTTTGGAGCTGGCGGTTACTCAACCAACTTAATAGTCGAGCTGCTGATTTGTATATGGCATTATTGCATTTCAACAATTTAGGCGGCTGGCAAAAAGAGTTTACCGTGTCCAGCACGATGCTGCAATCGGTGTGTGGAATTTCTCGGACTGAATTAAGTAGGCATAGGAATACTCTAATTCAGATGGGGCTGATTTCATACCAGGGCGGCAAAGGTAGTCGATCAGGTTTTTATCAGATATTTGATTTGTGTATCGTATACCGAACACAAACTGATACACAACCTGTAACACAACTTGTAACACAAACTGATACACAACCTGTAACACAATCTCGCGCGGAGAAGAAAGTATATATAAATAATATTATTAATAATAAACAAAACGAAAAGAAACAAGAAGCGCCTGACTGTGAACGGGAAGAATATTTTGCCCGATTCTGGGAAGCATACCCAGTGAAGGTGAAAAAGCCTGTAGCTAAAATCGAGTGGAACAAGCTGGTTGATCCATGTGTGGAGCTGTATGAAAAAATCATAGCTGCTGTTGAGCAGTATAAGCAAACAAGCCGTTGGAAAGAAAGCAACGGGGCTTATATTCCATACCCTGAAACCTTCTTGCAGGATAGGCGTTGGGAAGATGAGATACGTGTTACAGAGCAGAAAAAAGAATGGGCATGGTGAGGTGATTTGAATGCTTGATATCGGCGATATAGAGGCTGCGTTTGTGGTATGGCGGGCAGCTGGCTTAACTCCACCACCGATGAATGATGTGCAGCGGGAAAACTTTATGACTAAAACGCTGGAGCAATACAAGTATACACAGGTCAAAGATTGGGCAGAAGCTGTTGAGTGGGTGGCTAATAACAATACGCGCTGGGCAACGTGGTTCGACATCAATACAGCGCTGTCGATAGTCCGGCAGAATAAAATTCGCGAAGAAAAGAAAGCGATTGAGCGTAATTCTAAAGCGGCGAATGAGTTTGTGAAGAAGCTATTTGCTGATCTTGCTGCCGGTAAAACATTTGGTGAACTACGGCAGCCAATAAGCGAGAAAGTTAGAGCTGCAGCAAAGAGGATTTTCCCTGATGCTGACGATAGCTTTATAAAGCGTAATTACAACGATATCAGCTTTATCGCAGACGTCGAACGAAAATGCGCTGAATGTATTAACACTGTTGATTGCCCATACAGCGGACATCAACCGTTTTTGAGAGTAGACAAAGAAAGCGGATTTACTTATGTGGTTGCTGATCGTGAGCGGTGTTATAAATATCATCCGTTAGTGCCTGATGTAGTACCAAAACGGTCAGCATGTCGTCAAGGTGATTTAGCTAAAGTTTAAAGGAGCGGTAACTATGAAAAAGTATGAGTTAACAGCAGAGTTTATAGAAAAATGGGGCAAGAAATTATTTAGGATTAAGGCTTTAATTAGCTTTGGAAATGTTGAAGCTGGTGAACTTGGAGGATATGTAGAAAAAGAGGACAACTTAGCGCAAGACGACAACGCTTGGGTGCACGGCAACGCTAGGGTGTTCGGCAACGCTAGGGTGTGCGACGACGCTGAGGTGTGCGACGACGCTGAGGTGTTCGGCAACGCTAGGGTGTGCGGCAACGCTAGGGTGTTCGGCAACGCTAGGGTGTGCGACGACGCTGAGGTGTGCGGCAACGCTAGGGTGTGCGACGACGCTAGGGTGTGCGGCAACGCTAGGGTGTACGGCGACGCTGACTATTTATTGATCGGTCGCATTGGTAGTAGATTTAGTTTTACGACATTTTTCAAAAATAAAGACAAAGGTATAACAGTGTCTTGTGGTTGTTTCTTAGGGACTATTGCCGAATTTAGAGCTAAGGTTTCCGATACACATGGAAATAATAAGCATGCAAAAATATATAACCTTGCTGCAGATATGGCAGAACTACAGATTTTAGGGGAAGAACATTTTGAGAATCTGAACACTAATAAGTCAGAACCGTTTTGAGGTGAGATCATGAATTGCGATATATGCCATAAGGATACAACGGCGGGTAGTCATGTAACCAGAGGTCGATATTTTGAGGTGCATATTTGCCCGAGCTGCTTGATGTGGTCAGATGATCCACGGGCCGTGAAGGCACGGGAGATATTTAATAACTTTAAAAGATTGCAGGATAAGGAATGCGTTAGCATAAGTAGCGAGGATCAACATGAAACTAATGAGCTTATTTGATGGCAGTGGAGGATTTCCTTTAGCAGCAAGCTTGTGCGGAATAGAGCCTGTTTATGCATCGGAAGTCGAACCATATCCAATAGCTGTTACTAAAAGCCGTTTTCCAAATATGAAGCACTTGGGTGATGTAAGCAGAATCAAAGGTGCAGAGATAGAACCAGTGGACATTATAACTTTCGGAAGCCCATGTCAAGACATGTCAGTAGCTGGTAAACGTGCTGGTTTAAAACATACGGCTGTCGGCGACGAAGAAACAACACGAAGCGGGCTGTTTATGGAGGCAATCCGAATAATAAAAGAAATGAGGGTTAAAACAAATGGAATTTATCCAAGATTCGCTGTTTGGGAAAATGTACCAGGAGCATTTAGCAGTAATCGGGGAGAAGATTTCCGGCTTGTGCTTGAAGAATTTATTAAAATCACGGAACCGAACGCCGTTATGCCTGCGGTTCCACAAGCTGGCTGGGCATATGCAGATTGTATCAGTGGAGACGGATGGAGCATTGCATACCGAGTTTTTGACGCGCAATATTGGGGAGTCCCCCAGCGCCGCCGTAGAATCTACCTTGTCGCAGATTTTAGAGGCGAATGTGCCCAAGAAATACTATTTAAGCGCGAAAGCCTGCGAGGGTATTTTGAGGCGGGCAGAACGCCGTGGCAAGGAATTGCCGCCGATGCTCAAAACTGCGTTGGAACAGATGATCGAGCGGGAGAAAGCGACTCTTTAATCGCATTTGCACAGAATCAACGAAATGAGATTAGGGACTTAGGCGAAAAAGCTGGATGTATACAAGCTGAACCTGGGATGAAACAGCAAACTTTCATTGTTGAAAATATTGAAGTTCAAGCGGGACAAGGTTATCCCTGTGCAATGATCCCTTACACCTTAAAAATACGCTCAGGCTGTGAAGGCGGCTGTAAGGGCGCACTGGTTCAAAAGGACAAAACCGCCACACTGGCGACAAACAACGATCAATACCTGTTCCAGCCGATTATCGTTGACAATATCGGTGGTCAAACTGAGTACGCACGGCAGAGCGATACAGCCCCCTGTCTGAAAGCAACGCATTATAAAAACCCGCCATGTATAACTGTATCCGCTGGTTTTTGTCCAGAAGAAAGCGCAAAAACAAGAGGTGTAGGCTATGCAGAAGAACAAAGCCCTACACTGAGAGCAGGTGCTGTCCCAGCCGTAGTATACGATGCAAGGGGCAACGGTGATGGTCAAATCGTAAGCACTATTACAGGAGACCATAACAATCGAATTACGGATTATACGTGTTTAGTCGTCGAACCTGCAGTACGTTGTTATGACATAGGAGAAGCCAGGTTACGTACTCCGAGCGAATACATAGAAAAAACGCCTACCTTAACCGCAAGATGCGGTACAGGCGGCAATAATGTACCAGGTGTTGTTTACTGTCTGCAAGGTAACGGCATAGATCGAGCAGATACGGCAGGCTGTAACGACAAAGGCTGGCGAGAAAATGAGTGCTACACGCTGAATACTATAGACCGACCGGCGGCAGTGCAGGCGCGTTACATAGTACGCCGCTTAACCCCCACCGAATGCGCAAGACTTCAAGGTTTCCCTGATTTATGGGGACATCTTAATAAAAAAGAAAGTTTCACTGATGAAGAATATAAATTTTGGATTGAAGTGCGTAATGCCTATGCAAAAATCAACAACAAAGCCGTTAAAGACTACACAAAAGCACAAATACTTACCTGGTATAACAAATTGCATACGGACAGCGCAGAGTACAAGATGTGGGGCAATGGAATAGCTCTACCTAATGCACTATATGTTATGCAAGGTATAGCAGCAGAAGCCGAGATACCGATAAATTTATTTTAGTTAAAACGGCCGCGCATACTAACTATATACAAGCATAAAGGGAAGTATACCCCTGCGGAGGTGATTAGCCCGTAGGGGGCGGCCTTTTAAATATAAGGAGTTGGAAACTATGAAACCAATAAATATAAAAATTATGATGGCGTTAATCGAAAAAGAACCAGGCGATCAGTATGTACCAGTATTGAAACCAGTGCTTATGCAGATACTGACGGAACTTAGACATCTGCATCGGAAGAATAGTCAGCTCGGCGGGAAAGTGGCTCGGTATCGGAGAGAGAAGAAAGAGCTTGAAGATGCCTTGGCGATGTACCAATGACGACGTGGAATGAACTGCCGGCACACCTTGTAAGTAAAATTCGTTCTGACAGCGTAACGGCGCCTGCGAATTTACCCGGGGCTGTACCTGTGCTGAAATATGGCAATGCAATAACTGAGGTTGACGGGATTCGCTTTGATAGCAGGAAAGAAGCAAAATATTATGAGAACCTACTTTGGCAGCAGCGTACCGGTGCAGTAAAAAGCATTGAATTACAGCCTGAATTTGTTTTACAGCCTGCTTATGAGGTCGCAGGTAAAAAGATAAGGCCGATTATTTACAAGGCTGATTTCAAAGTTACGGAAGCCAGCGGCCACGTTTATTATGTTGACACCAAGGGCATGAGGACGCAGGTGTATATGATCAAAAAGAAGATGCTGCTATATAAGTACCCGGATATTGATTTTAGAGAAGTTTAAGGAAGTGGAGCAGATGAAAAAGCCTGAAATCAAGTACGTAGGCTGGTGCCATGAGTGCAAATACTTGGGTAGTTTTCACTGTGGTATTTGTCAAAGGGAAAATTTAAGCGTAAAAAATTTTGCTCGTCTATGCCTTGGCTTAGATATCATATCTCCTTTTGGTAGACCTTCTGAATTTATGCCTAAGGACCAAAACCGTTGGGTAAGAATGTAGGAGTAAAAAATGAAATACTTAGACTATTGTTATTTATGCATTAATAATAGAAAGGCCAGTGAGTTGAGCGAAAACCCAGAATGTAGTAACTGTATTCAGCTTACTGTTATATCTATGCCAACTAAGTTTAAATCGCGTAGGATTACTTGGGCTGACAGAACGGAGCTAGAAATACATGAAAACAATTAAATTGGCTAACGTAGTAGTACAGATACACGTTAGAGATGAATATTCAGGGCAGAGAGTACTATATTGTCCGTGGGTTAATTGCAAGCATTATAGTAATGGTGAATGCACTTATAAAGATAGTTATGGCTGTAATTGCTGTCGCTTTGTATTAATGAATGGACAAACTTATTGCCAAGGCTATGAGAGGGATGAAGATCATGATAGCAATTAAAGGAATGGATATGCCTGCAAACTGCGGTGAATGCCCATTGACATATCCAGTTGGCTTTTATAGGAATCTACCATTTTCTGTTGATAAGAGCAAAGGCTGCTGTATTCTTGTCTGTGAAATTGAAGATCCAAACATTAGGCTGCCGGATTGCCCGTTAATTGAGATAAAGGACGGTGAAGAAAATGACTAACGACAAGGCGTATTGTATTCGCAGTAATGCGTTTTATGACAAACGCTGTACTAACACCGACTGCGACCGGCACGAAGCTAATGCACCACTTATAGATGATGATGGTAGCAGCCGGCAGTGGGCTAGATTTGATGAATGTAAGGAGTACAGACATGAATTATCCTGATTTAATAAAATGGATATTTGAATTTACATACGAACATTGGATATTAACGTTTTTGTTTATATTAGTTTTAAGAAGGTTTAGTATTTTTACAATAAATCTATCAGATAAGAAGGGCGATACAAATGTTATTAACAATAGAAAGCAAGTTTAATATAGGTGATAATGTACATGTGCCTAAGGGAGAACGTAAAGTACTTGGTGTTAAATTAGATTCTAAAGGTATCTTATATTTGCTTGAAAGTGCAGACGGTACGAGAGAATGGGTGCGAGAATATTGGATTGTTGTGGGCGAACAAGAACATAAACACGAAGAGTTTGAGGAGGCTATTTTGAACCAACTTGTAGAAGACAACATAAATCCTTTTGGAGCATTATTTAGGCGATTTAGAAAGAAAAGCTAGAAGGAGACTGATATGCTAATAGAACAGTATATTAAGCATGTAGAGCGATACTTTTGGGATCGTAAGCAAATACAAAAAGTTGTTGATGAAGAAAAAGAGCAGCGTACTGCAAGGAAAGGGCATACGGGCGGTGGGGGGCATGCTTTTATCAGTAATCCAACAGAAACAGCAGCATTAAAAAACATTGAGCCAGTACGTATGATATCGTTTGGATATGGACCATATCAGTCGATAATAATGAACCCGGAGCTATGGCTTGAAGTTGTCGCAGAAACCTATAAGATACATGAGAATCAGCTTACTGGTAAAGTTATGTATCAAAAATATGAAAAAAGGAAGCCGATGAAAACAATTGCAGAATTAAACGGTGTGAATAGAGATACTTGTTATGAATTTCGCAAAGAGTTCCTTAGGGATGCTGTTGGTTTGGCGTTGAAAAAAGGTTTGATAAAATAAAAAAAGTTTCCGACATATTACCTGTTTTGATGAGTTAAAATAGTATTGTAAGTAAGTGGGCTTACAATAAAGCCATACGCAGTAATCCGCTCACTATCCGAGCAAGTTATAAACCGTATGTGCATATATTTGGCTATGGTGTTCGCCGTATGATGGCATATGATAGCTGCAATTTATCATATGAATGATGCGGATAACTACCCATAGCTCCTACCGTGCGGCTTGCAGCGGTCGCACTGGTAGGTTCAAAACAACGGCATGAGAGACGGTAACTGTACGCAGCCCGTGAAGAAGCCCATAGAACGCAGAGCACCATATCTGTAGACTTGGGGTAGCCTTACCGTTGGGGTGATACAGCGGCATATTTAATCTACATAAATAATTTAGTCTTAAAAAGCCGTTGAAACACGGTAATATATATCAGAATTTAGCATATAACTTAATATAAACTGTTGGCAATGTGAATAATTTGCACATTGCTTTTTTATTTGCAAGGTGGTGATGGAATGAAGATGAACCTAACCAGCAAGATCAGGAAGATAATAAAAGCCTTAGAAATGAGAGGCTTTATATACCTATATTCAAGGGAGCAAGTATATAGCCAGAAGCTATCTAAGGTATGTACTATGTACAGAATAGATTACCTCATGCCATGGGGAGAATACAAAAAGAAATTCCCGGATAAGGCAGAGCGAAAAAAGAATAAGGGTGTAAGCGTTAGGGTAGAAATGGCTCGGTCATTTAGAGAAATAGCTATTCTGTATTATTTGGTGAATGTATTAAAGGCAGGTGATAGTAGTGGATGAGATCAGCCAAGCACAGAAGAATTTTGTTGATTACTTTATAGAGAGTGGGAATCAAACAGAAGCCTATAAAAAGGCTTATCCAAAGTGTAAGAATGATAATTCAGCGGCGGCTAGTGCTAGTAAATTGCTAAGAAATAACAAGGTAAAGCAATATTTAGATGCACGAATGGCAGCAGTTGATAGTGATAAGATTGCGACAGCTGAAGATGTTCTTGAATATTTAACAAGTGTAATGCGTGGAGAAGAAAAGGACCAGTTTGGATTAGATGCTAGCTTGAGTGACAGGACTAAGGCAGCAGAATTATTGGGTAAGCGCTATATGCTGTTTAAAGAACAACTAGATGTAAATCTTGAAGGCGATATTGCTGGTTTAATTGCTAGCCGTCGCAAGAAGGGGGATAGCGATGTCTAGAGTTGCTTTATCAGAAAAGGATATAAAGGCATTAACAGACTTTCTTGGAAGTGTCAGTAAAGATCCTTTGGAATTCGTACGGCTTGCATTTCCATGGGGAGAACCAAATACTCAACTTGAAGATAAAGAAGGACCAGATATATGGCAGATAGAACTGCTGAACGATATCAAAGAAGGATTAAAAACGCCAGATCAGGTTATCCGTGAAGCCGTTGCATCTGGGCATGGTATTGGAAAGTCTGCTATGGTGGCATGGATTATTCTGTGGGCTATATCGACACATGAAGATACAAAGGGTGTTGTTACAGCTAATACAGATACACAACTCAAAACAAAAACTTGGGCAGAGTTAGCTAAATGGTATTACTTGTTTATAGCAAAAGATTTGTTCACTTATTCTGCAACAAGCATTTATTCTAACCAAGAAGGTCATGAGAAGACATGGCGTATAGATGCAATACCATGGAATGATAGTAACCCTGCAGCGTTTGCGGGTTTACATAACCAAGGCAAGCGAACTCTGGTTATATTCGATGAAGCTTCTGAGATATCGGATATCATTTGGGAAGTAGCTGAAGGTGCAATGACAGATGCTGATACCGAAATCATTTGGTGTGTGTTTGGAAATCCTACTCAGAGTAGTGGACGTTTTCATGCTTGCTTTCATAAAAACAGAAGTTTATGGAACCGTAAACAAATTGATAGCCGAACTGTTAAGATAAGTAACAAGGCCGAACTTGAGGGTTGGCGGGTGCAATACGGCGAGGATAGTGACTTCTTTAAAATTCGCGTGAAGGGCGAATTCCCTTCGGCTAGTGAGAAACAATTTATTAGTACCGCCTTAGTTGATGAAGCAAGACGTAGGACGTTACAAGAAAAGCAATTTAGATTTGCTCCTGTGATTATAGCCTGTGATCCTGCATGGACAGGAGGAGACGAAACAGTTATTTATCTTAGGCAAGGGCTATTCACGAAAAAGCTGTTTGCGACTACTAAGAACGATAACGACATTGAAATAGCAGGCATATTAGCCAGATTCGAGGACGAATACAAGGCTGATGCGGTGTTTATTGATCTAGGCTATGGTACAGGAATCAAGAGCGCTGGTGACGCATGGGGCAGATCGTGGACACTGATTGCTTTTGGTGGGAAGTCAAACAGGCCAGACTGCAAAAATAAACGTGCTGAGATGTGGGCTAATATGAAAGATTGGTTGAAAGAAGGCGGGGTTATACCAGAAGATGACCAGACTTTAGCGGATGATTTAATGGGTCCTGAAACAGTACCTAATACTAGCGGATTAATACAACTTGAAAGTAAAGAAGCTATGAAAAAGCGAGGTGTTCCCTCTCCTAATAGAGCGGATGCACTCGCTTTAACTTTTGCGCAATCTGTTGTAAGCAGAGAACAGGCGATAACAGAAGCACAATTTGATAATAGACAAAGGGTTTATGATCCGTTTGCCGGTATGTGAAGGGAGGTGAGACTATGCATAAGATTATGATGCAGTTACATGGTGGCGGAGGTGGCGGCAGTGTTGACCCGATCAAACAAAGCGCACCTGGAAGCACGGCTGCTGCCACGATTGATAACGCTACAGAGGGAGAGCGACAAAGCCTGTTTGAAAAGCTATCTAAAGCCCGTGGTAGGAATTATACAAACAAAACTGGTGGTCAGATTACTTCGGATAGTGTTAAGAAAATGTTGTTGGGAGAATGATTATGAACATCAAAGATATGCTGCGTGACAGCGATAAATTAACACGAAAACAACATACTATCTCCCAGCTTTATACATTGCGCAGCCAATATGAGCCAACGTGGAGGATGCTTAGTCGGTATATAAATCCGACAAGGGGCAGGTTTGAGGAAGATATCCAAAGCACAGAAGGGCATAGACGTGACGAATACCTTATAGACCCACATCCCCAAAAAGCAGTTGGTAAATGTGCAGCTGGTATCCACAGCGGGTTGACATCGCCGTCAAGGCCTTGGTTTGAACTTGGTCTGCAAGATGAAGAAAAAGCTAATTACCACGCTGTAAGGATGTGGTTAGATGATTGCCAGGAGATTATGAGCAGCATTTATTCTAAGAGCAATGCTTATAATATGCTGCAGCAGATTGAGGCAGAGATGGCCCAGTTCGGCACAGGCGCCTCTTTGATGTTGGAAGATTATAACTACGGCATATGGATGCGGCCTTATACCTGCGGGGAATATGCAGGCGGTGTAGATGCAAGAGGCAGGGTTTATGTATTTGCAAGGCGTTTTAGATTGAGTGCTGAGCAAATTGTAAAAGAATATGGGATAGATAATGTATCGGAAAGCGTGAAGTCGGCCTATAAAGAAGGAAATATAACGACATACTTTGACGTTGAAATGCTGATAGAGCGCAATGATGATTATGATCCTAATAAATTGGCTTTAGGTAATTTCCCGTGGCGCTCATATCACTATGAAAAAGGTGCAAACGATAAGTTTTTAAAGATATCCGGTTTTAGAGAATGCCCATTCCTTATGCCGCGCTGGACTTTGATTGCCAATAGTGTATATGGAGCAGGTCCAGGACATAATGCTTTAGGTGACTGTATGCAGTTACAGAAGATTGAAAAGAATAAACTTAGGGCTATTGATAATGCTGCAGATCCGGCGATGGCATTTCCTGCTTCAATGAAGAAGCTTGACAGAATGCCAGGAGGACTAAATTTTTATCCTGATGGAACTGTACAGCAGGCTTATCCACTTGTAGATCCAAGAGCAAAGGCTTATGAAGGTATAGGAGCATTGTCCCAGGAGAAACGGCAGTCGATATCTGAAACGTTCTATAATGATTTGTTTATGATGATTACCTCTCAGGATGGACCTCAAATGACTGCGCGTGAGATTGCAGAGCGACATGAAGAAAAGCTCCTGATGTTGTCCCCGGTACTTGAGCAAATGCACAATGAGGTTTTAGAACCTATGACGCTTCGCACTTTTGATATTTGTTTGAGACATGGGTTGTTTCCGCCTATGCCGGAGGAAATTGACAAAAGCGAATTAAAAGTATCCTTCATTTCTATCTTGGCTCAAGCCCAGAAAATGGTTGAAATACCTGCTATTGAGCGTACGGTTGGATTTGTTGGTAATCTTGCTGCTGCTCAGCCTGAAGTGCTTGATATCATCAATCTTGATGCAGCTGTACGAGGTTTCGCAGAATCTACCGGTGTCAAAGAAAAGATAGTGCGTGATGAAAACGAAGTAGCTGAACTTCGCAAACAACGTGCTCAGGCACAGCAGGAACAAATGCAAGCTGAACAGATGGCTGCTGCTGCGCCTGCTGTTAGGGATTATGCTGATGCGGCTAGGTTGATGAGTGAAACCCCTGCTAATGGTGGCAATGCATTAGATCAACTTCTGGGAGGCGGGATTTAATGAAAAACAAAAAAATGAATATGCTTGCACAACAAGCGCTGGACGACTTGGACGTTATTATGCGGACCGAGAACGGACGGCGTTTTATTTATGCAATTTTGGAAAGCACAGAGGTCGAAACAGCGGTTTTTTCAGCTGAGCCATACTTCAATGCTTTCTTATCAGGTAAACGTGCTGTAGGCGTTGATTTGTTAAAGAATATCCGGATGCTGAATGATGGCCATTCTTTAGAGATGCTGATGCGTAATGAAGCAGAGAGTGCTAGACACCCTCCTGATTTAGAGGACGATGACCTTTTTAAAGTAGATAACGACATAGCGGAGGTAAGACATGAATAAGTTTACACAAATGTTTTTTGAAGCAGATGGTGCTGGTGGAGGCGGTGAACCTGCTCCTTCCGGTGACCCGTTTGTAACGGAACCTGCTCCTGAAGGTGAGCCGAGTGGAGAGCCAATGCCTGCAGGTGACGGTGATCCTGTAACTACACCTAAAAATGTATTTGATGATCCTGTGCAAGAGCCTGTTGTTCCTGACAAATATGAGTTCAACCTACAGGAAGGGCTGGAACTTTCGCCTGAACTGGAAGCTGATTTTACAGCGATTGCTAAAGACGCAAAGCTTACTCAGGAGCAGGCTACTAAGCTGATTGATTTGCATAGCAAAGTAGTTTTAGACGTTATGCATAAGCAGGAGGAAATTGTAGACGGTTGGACTGCTGAATGCCAAAAGCAGGGGCTTATTTCTCGTGAGAATATTGCTGCTGCTAAATTAGCTGTTAATACTTTTGGCGGTGGTGAGGCTATGCAGGTACTTGTAAATACAGGTGTAGCCAATCATCCGGCAATACAAAAAATGCTGCAAAACATTGGAGGCTTGCTTATGGAAGACCAACCGCCTGATGGGCAAGCACCTAAATCTAAGGAACTGGGCGACGCCGAGTTGTTTTTCCCCGGCGGCGGGTTCAAATAAAAATATTAAGGAGTGGTAAATAATGCCAGATTTGACAGGTTTCGCAACCCTTCAAGACTTTGCGTCTCGTCAAGGGTTCGACAAAAAGTATCAAAGAATTATTGAACTGCAAAGCAAAACAAATAAGATTTTAAAAATTATGCCGTTCAAAATGTGTAACTCTAAGGACTATGAGGAAGCTACATTGCGTTATTCTCTGCCGGAAGTAGCGTGGAGAATGATTAACCGTGGGACTAAGCCGAGCAAGTCTAAAACTAAGCAAGTATCTTTTACTTGCGGCGAGATGGAAGCGCTGGCTGAAATCGACGAAAAACTTGCACGAAAGAATAATATGCAGGCTTCTTGGATGATGAGCGAGAATGCTGCCTTTCTTGAAGCAATGAACCAAGAAATGGCGACTACGCTTTTCTATGGCGATGAGAAGATCAACCCTGCAGGATTCACTGGTTTAGGCGCTTATTTTTACAGTAAGACCAATCAGGAAGATATTTGGGCAGACCAAATCATTGATTGCGGCGGCACAGGTGATAATCTGACTTCTGTATGGTTTGTAGGCTTTGGAGAGCAGCAGGTATACGGCTTGTTTCCAGAAGGCGATACAGCAGGTTTTACGCATGAATATTTGGGTAAACAAAAAGTAACAAATGATAAAGGCGAGGTATTCTTTGCTCATACCAATAAATATAATTGGTCCATGGGCCTTGCGGTTAAAGATCCTCGTTATGTTGTGCGTTTGGCCAATGTTGATTTAAAAGATCCTGCTACTACTACAATCTTCGACAAATTGATCGAGGGTTATTATCAGATTGAAAATCCTGATAATGTCAATTTGCAGATCTTCTGCAATAAGCAGTTTGAGGCTTTTATGGCTAAGGCTGCACGTAATGACAAAAATACTATGCTGTCTATTGATACAGTTGAAGGAAAACCTGTTGTTAATTTCTGGGGCGTTCCGTTCCAGCGTTGCGCAGCTATTCTGAATACTGAATCTCAGCTTGTTTAAAAAGGAGGAATATAAAATGGCACGTATTGATGCTCAATTATTGCTGTCTGAGAATCAGGCCGTTACCGGCGCAAGCGCAAACAGCAATGTTATTGATTTAGGAAGTACAGGCGGGTTTATGCATCCGCTGTACTTTGACGTAAAACTGACCACACCAATGACTTCCGGCAAGATTACTAAGGTTAAAGTACAATCTGCTGCAACTGAGGGGTTTGATAGTCCTGCTGATGAGGTTGAGGTAAGTGTACCTGATTCTCTGATTCAAACAAGGGCTTGTACTGTGGCACAATTCTTTTCTCCAATCAAATATGGTAATCGTTATATTAGATTGGTTTACACCGCTAGTGAGGCTGTGGGCGGCAAGGTCTTTGCTTATATGACTGACGGCATCCAGGTAACTTTATAATGGCTACTTACAAAGTAAAGCGTAATTGTTTTACTTTGGGTCGTATGTATAGGCGTGATGATATTGTAACGCTTGCAGATAATATTAAGGTTCCTGAACATTTTGTGAAACTTAATAGACCAGCAGCAGTATCTTCCGGTAATGACGATCCGCGTTATCTGCAATATGAAGCAATGAACTTTAATGATTTAAAAGAATTGGCCAAAGAACAGGGAATCAAAACAAGTCAGAAATCCAGGGAAACTATTATTAGTGAATTAGTGGCACTGGCTCAAGAATAAGAATAGCCGGGGGCATATGCCTCCGGCTTTCTCTATAACAGGTGGTGAAAGTATGGATAAAGTTGAGATTTGTAATATTGCTCTTAATCATATAGGCGTAGCTACAATAGAGCGGCTTGACGAAGCAAGCGAACCAGCACGAGTGTGCCGGCGTTGCTATGATTATGTCAGGCAGGCGGTTTTGAGAAAATTCCCGTGGACATTTGCAACAAGAAGCGTGCAGCTTGCCGCGCTTGCCGATGTTCCGCCTAACTGGAAATATGCATATCGGTATCCTGCTGATGCAGTGTGCTTGAGAATGATGTACAATGAGCAGTTCTGCGGACTTCCTAGAGACAATCAGTACAAAATTGTTTCTGATAAGCAGGGGAAAGCTATTTATACTAATATCGGCAATGCCTGGATTGAATACACTGTAGATGTTACCGACGCAGATTTATATGATGCTCAATTTGTAGAGGCATTTGGGTGGAAGCTCGCTGCAGAAATTGCTTATGCGTTGACTGGCAAATTGGATTTAACGCAGATGTGTATCCAGGCTTATAACGCTTATTTTGCAGAAGCCAGCTCTACTGACGCTGATGAAGAACATTTGCTGGATCCGCACATTGACAGATTAGCGGCAGCAAGATTTACGGGGGCATAATTATGGCACTCTATCAATTAAAATCAAGTTTTGCGGGCGGTGAATTGTCACCGTCTATGTATGGACGTACTGATATTGCTAAATATGACAGCGGGGCTGCTGTTTTAAGAAATTTTTTCGTTCTGCGTTATGGTGGCGCTGCTAATAGACCAGGCTTTAAGTTCATAGCGCAGACTTATAATAATAAAAAGGCTGTGCTAATACCATTTATGTACAGCACAGATCAAAATTATATTGTTGAAATTACTGCTGGCAGATGCCAGTTTTATACAGATGGTGGTATTGTTGTTAAAGAAGATGGCTCACCATATAGCATAGAAAACTTTTTTGCTGATAAAGATTTAGAAGATGCTGCAAAAATAAAATATACACAGAGTGCTGACGTACTTTTCATTGTTCATCCTGCACATGCACCAATGACACTTACAAGATATGGCAATTTAGACTGGCGCTTTGAGGCAATGGATATTACAGGCGGACCGTTTGATGAAACTAGGTATAATAATAATAGCATCATTACTAAAGTATTAGAATGGAGAAAACCAGGTGCATATAATATAACAATACCGTCTTCGGCGTTGTCAATAAATATTGAAATGGCTGGAGGCGGTGGCGGCGGTGGAGGTGGCATAGAAAGAAAAACTGAACATCTTTCAACCAAATTTAGTGGTGGAACAGGTGGAAGAGGTGCTTTTATAACAAAAGAAATATTAGAAATACCTTCTGAACCAATTTCTTTAATAGTTGGTGCAGGAGGTACAGGTGGACAAGGAAAACAAACTGGAATTGCTGGTAGTGCTGATAATGGTAATAGTGGTGGGACTTCCAGTGCTTTAGGAATCAATGCATTGGGTGGCGGTGGTGGAAAAGGTGCAACTGCTGCTGATGATGGTGGTAATGGCACAAGTTATGGATCCGGTGCTCTTGGTGGCAATGGTGGCTATGGTAATGTTAGTGGTATGAGTGGTAATGATGGTTGGATTAGGCTTTCATACACTTTATCTATTGGTAATAATGCAACAGTAAAAGCTTCGGAGGTGTATGGTGATATAACCCTGACTGCTTCTTCGGCTATTTTTTCCAAGGGTGATGAAGGGAGCCTTTTTTCTCTAACTCACTTTTTAGAAACAGATTACAAAAAAGGGACACCAATTAGTACAGGTGGAGATCTGCAGGTTAGCGTATTACCGAAATCCAATGTCTATGTAGAAAGTTTTGGTTTTTGGGATGGTAATTTTAGTTTGGAAAAATATGATCCTGTTTCTTTGCAATGGGTAAATGTAAGAACACAGAGTGGGAACAGAAGCCAGAATTATAGCTTGACTGAGGAGAACACGTCTGAAAGTATTGCTAGTTACAGAGTTACTTCTACTGAATTTAATACAGGCGTTTGGAGCGGTGAAAATGAGAAGCAGAGAGGCTATATAACCATTCAAAGCATCGGCGGAGATTATACGGGCCATGTATTGATCACTGAATATGTCAGTCCTACAGTAGTGAAAGGGACTGTAAAAAAACAGTTGGCTTCTACAGATGAAACCCGCGATTTTGCTTTTGCTGCTTGGAATGGTGAAAAAGGGTATCCTTCTGCAACAGGTTTTTATGAAGACAGGTTAGTCTTTGCGGGAAGTAAAGGATTTCCGCAGACATTCTGGACAAGCAAAACAGGAGACTATTATAACTTTGGAACAAGCATACCGTCTGCCGATGATGATGGAATTACGGCTACTTTAAACGGTGGACAAATGAATGGCATTAAGGCAATTATAGCTTTTGGTGAAATGTTGCTGTTAACAGCCGGTGGAGAATTTAAAGTAAGCGGCGGAGGCAAAGCCATTACAGGAAGTAATGTTTTAAGTCAACCGCAGGAATATAGGGGTGTGTCAGATGTTAATCCTGTCACTATCGGCAGCAGGATTATTTATGTGCAGCACCAGGGCAATATCATACGTGACCTTGCTTACAGCTATGATGTTGATAAATATACCGGTGATGATTTAAATTTATTAGCTTCGCACTTGTTTGAAGGGCATAAAATAATATCTATGACCTATCAGCAGATACCTAACAGTATTGTTTGGTGTGTGCGTGATGATGGTTTGCTGTTAGGGCTTACATACATCAAGGAACAGGATATCTACGCATGGCACCAGCATACCACGGCAGGCGGGAAGTTTGTTAGTGTATGTAATATTGGAGGAGCAACAGAAGATAAGTTATATGCAGTAATTGAGCGTGGCGGGCAGTATTATGTGGAAATAATGGAAAGCCGTGATAAAAGTACTAATGTAGAGGATCAGTTTTTCGTAGACAGTGGTATAACCTATGAAGGAGAGCCGACCGATGAAATATCAGGTCTTGAGCATTTAGAAGGGTATACTGTGGCTATATTAGCTGATGGAAACGTACTTCCTCAGCAAACTGTAGAAAACGGTAAGGTTCTTCTTGGAAATAAATACAAGAAGGTCCATGTAGGGCTGCCTATAGATGCGGAAATAAAAACACTGCCTATAGATTTTACAGCTCAAGATGGCACATATTTAAGTCGGAAGAAACGAATTGCTACAGTTACATTATTACTTAAAGATAGCCGTGGTGGATTGTTTGGAATGAAGGAGAATGAATTAGATGAATTTAAATGGCGCAGTAATGAAGCCTATGGGGAACCGATTAGTTTGCAAACAGGTAAATTTAAAGTAACGATCAAGTCTGCCACTTATGATGAAACTCAGCAGATAATAATTAAACAGCCTGACCCGCTGCCGATGACTGTATTATCTTTGATTCCGGAAATAGAAGGGTAAGGTGTATTATGGTAAAGTATGAATTTGTAAAGCCCACAAGGGCAGACGCTGAGTATATAGCGGCTAATCTTAAACTAGATAATTACAGTGAACTATTTTCTGCTATTGGCCCTAACGCTCTTAATGATATTTTAGATGGATTGAAGCACAGTGATGAAATCGGCTGCCTGCATATCAACGGCGTACCCGCTGCTGTATATGGAGTGAGAAAAGCTTCGATAATGAGCGACGAGGGTCGCGTATGGCTGCTTATGACGAAGGAAACGGAGAACCATAAGGTATTTGTCGGAAGGCAGACTAAAAAGGCTGTAAGAGGGCTTTTAAAGAGATACGACAGGTTATATAACTGGGTCAATGTTGGAAATGATAATATAATGCGTTGGCTTAAATGGCTTGGCGCAGAAATACATGAACCAGCGCCGCATGGAGTTTATAATCTGCCGCATCACTTTTTTGAGTTTAGAAAGGATGATGAATAATGGGCGTAGCGGCAGCAATAGGCGCCACTCTTTTGGGTGGCTTTATTTCGGGCAGAGCGCAGCAGCAGCAATATAACGCTGCCGCTCAACAGGCAGAGGTAAATGCTCAGATAGCGAATCAGAACGCAGATAAACTGCAGGCACAGGCTGAAGAACAGTCTAAGTCAAATACTATCAACGAAGAAAACAAACGCCGGCGTATGAACGCTATGTTAAGCCAGCAGAGGGCTAATATAGGCGCTTCCGGTATAACAGCTTCAGGCAGTGCGGCAAACGCTTTAGCTGACAGTGCGTATAATATGGAAACAGAGCTTGCTATTGAACGCTATAATTCAAGGCAAGGCGTTGAGAATATTTTTCAGCAGTCTACTGACCTTGTTAATCAACGTGATATCTATAATCAAAATGCACGCAATTACCGTAAAGCCGGTAAGCGTGCACTTATGAATAATATGCTTATGAGTGGGTTATCTCTTGCAGGTAGTTTATACAGTCCTAAGAGCGCAGGAAAGCAAGGTGCTTCCTCGTATGGAAAAGGAAGTGACGGGTATGGATGGGGTAATAGTGGTAATATATCTTTAGGCGGTTATGATTCTAGTAAGTGGAAAACTACTTATGGTACAAGCACAGGTTATAACTGGATTTAAGAAAAGAGTACCAAGAGAGTGGTAAGAGAGTGTTGCATTAGTACGAAATGTATTATATAATAAACGAAAAGAGATAGTCAGTGGTCGCACGCTGGCTCTCCCTCATAATTGTAAAATGTGAAAAGAGATAGTTTAACGTGTGGTAGCGTTAGCTCATCTCGTAACAAGAATGTGATTGAAAACGAGCCCGCGACCTTACGTTGGGCTTATTTTCTTGCTATTTTACGGCAAGAATAATGGTAGCCACGAGAATACCAAACGCTATCATTAGGGATAATGCTTGATATATGCTCATAGGATCACCACCAATCAGTTACGGACTGATAAGCCAACATAGTTAAACTATCTCGGACAACATTATAACACACCTTTAAGCGCTTAACAATTTGTTAAAGCGCTTTTTCTATACCCAAAAGGAGGCTAGAATATGGCAATCGACATTTTCCAAGTAGGTGCGCAGTTAGGAGCGCCGGCAAGTAAAGTATCTAATGTCCGCTATGATAACAGCGGTCAGCAGGCTGTTGCAAGAGAATCATCCCAGACCGGTAGAATTATTCAGGCCGGTGTTGAGCATGTAAGAGAGCAGATCATAAGAACCGACGTTCTGCAGGCTAATAATGAGTATGTAAAACGTACTAACGATCTAAGAATGCAGTTGATGCAGAAAAAAGAAAAAGGCGCTCTTGACATTGTCGGTGAGTATGAAGCTGGTGAAAGAAAGATACGCAGCGAGCTTATGGCTCAAAGTCCTCAAAGCGTAAAGTACGGCAAAGGTGCTATGTTATTTGATTACAGCACCCAGCAAACTGATAATGCTAATCGCAGAGTTTTGGGGCAATACAGAGCGCAGCAGTTTGAAGCCTGGCAGAATACTACTTTTGCTAATTCTATAAATAGTTCTGTTCAAAAGGCTGTTTTATCTCCTAATGACCCTGCAGTTATAGCCGATGTACAAAAAGAAATTGATTACGCCATAAATTCCAGATATGGAACATATGGAAGAGAAAGGCTTGATTTAGAGTATAGAAAATGGACTGGAGTATTAGGTCAGGCGTTGATAGACAGAAGTTATGCTAATGGCGATATAAATACGGCCGAAGCTTATGTTGAAAAATATGGTCCTTATATGGATCCGGGCGTAACAAGTGCCTATGCTAAAAATGTTTATGCTCGCAAACAAGAAGAACGGCTGTTTAACATGGGACAGAACCTTTATGCTACTTTTGGTGAGGATGAAGGCGCTGCACGTGATTATATCTTTGGCGATAATTTTAAAACAGAGGTTGATGGTAAGGCGATTGTAAAAGCAGCTAGTGCAGATATAGGTAATAATTATGGTGAGAATACTTGCACTATTAGTATCAATAGATGGTTGAGATCTGCTGGAGCTAAAGAAGGAAATACGTGGGCGCCAACCAATATGGAAGATGCAAAGGACAATGGAGTATTTTTTACCCAACGGAATCAGCTTCGAAATGGTGATATTGTTTATTGGGATTGGGAAGATAATGACGACAGCGATCATGTAGGGGTTTATGATGCTTCTACAGGAAAAGTAATTCAAAGCGGTACGCATGGAGTTGCTGCTTTGGATTTAGATCATTATAAAGTTTTAGGTTTTGCTCATCCGATAAGCGATGCGCCTACGTTGGAAGATAGGCAGAAGGCCTGGAACAATTATGTGCAACAGAAAAATATTAATGATGCCATTAAAACTAATCAGCAAAATATGATCATAAAAAATATAGAACAAAGATTATGGGATAATTTTAAAACAGGTATTATTGATTCGCAGGATATGAGAAATATGGTTTTTAGTGCTTCTGGTGGAGATGCAGATGTAGAACGGACGTTATTAAAATTCGGTGATGATTTAATAGGCATTCAGACAAAAGCTGCCGCTGCGGTATCTAATAGTGGCATTTATAAATCGATCAAGGATGCAATTACGAATAGCACTGTAACACCAGCCGAAGCAGTATCATTAATCAACCAAAATGCAACAGTCTTGGGTGAAGCAGATAGAAGCAGGTTATTGGCTTTTGCTAGAAATCAAGATCCAAGAAATAAGGATGTTGATAAACGTTTAGCTATTATAATTGATGAAACTATTGATGATAAAGTGGAACGCGGAGATTTGCAGGCTTTTCTGGATAATGCATTGCAAGATATTACTGACCCTGATGCAAGATTTGCGACAGGGAACGAAGTTCTAAAAGAGGCGTTTAAAAATCGTGCTATTTATAAAAGCTTCAACAGTAAGCAACTTGAATGGGGCTCTTTAAAGAGTAGCCTTTCACCTAATCTTTCCCCTTATATAGATATTTATCAAAAACGTAACGGCAATAATATTGATTTGGGAAGTGCAAAAACATTTTTTGGAGCTATAAACCCTAATGATTTATATCAAGTATCGGCATTGAAAAAAGTTACAGAAGAAAATAGGCCTATGGATATCCAGGAGCTCAATAAGCAGATTGCTGCTATAGCTTTGAGCAATGGTGTAGATGCAGCTCCGCATTTACTGGAGATGCCACAGCAGAATGAAACCGCAGTACAGCAAAATGAAAGTACTCCGTGGTTCAGTGATTGGGGAGCCAGTGAGCGCACTGGTTTGGCGGCAATGAATTTCAGTGATGCTATTGAATCTATCAAACAACGTCACTTAGCGGCATTAAGAGGAGAAATTAACGAGGAGTGGTAATATGGCAAGGTCTGTATTGTACGATGTAGCAGCGGCAGGAAAGTTTATACCAGACGATTTAAAGACTAAAGCATTACAAGGAGCTAATGCAAATAATATATCGCTTCAAATGGCAGCTCGTAATCCTGATTATTATTTACCTAAAAACTTTGATTATGACTGGAATAAATATGAGAAGATCGCACCAAGAACAGCAGAGGCGTTAAAAGACCCTGTGCTTATGAGCATTACCGGTACTAAAGCTGCAGAATTTTGGGGCGAGCAAGAAAATAACTGGAAAAGTATTACAGCGCTGAAAAATGGTTTTAAGAATGTTGCTCGCAGCGGTTATGGTGCAGTTGCACTGCTTGCTGATTTGGGTGCAGATAAAAAAGATGTTGACTTGACAACGGAATCCAAGGTTTTTAGCGCAGATACAATAGGACGGCTTTTGTATGCTGTCGGTGGAGATAAGCTAAAAACTATTGGTACTGAAGCTAAACGCATTGGTGGCAGTGAAATATTTAAGCCGGAAGAAGTAAAGGCTGAAACTGCGGCAGGCCAGTTTTATTATGACTTACTGCAGAATGCACCACAATTAGCGGCACAGGTCGGCGTTGCAATCAGTACAGGCGGCTGGAGTGCTGCTGCTTTTATGGGCAGTCAGATTGCAGGCGGCCAATATTTAGATCTTACTGAAGCTGGGGTATCTAATGACAGAGCCAGAGCTGCGGCGTCTTTAAACGCTGTTGCACAGTCTGCTCTTGAAAAAGTGGGCTTGGGCAAAGTCATGGGAGCAGGAGCAAGAGCCGCTAAAATCGCAACTATGGGCGGTAAGACCAAAGAAGTTTTTAAAACTGCATTGACAGAAGGCATTACTGAATGGATTCAGGAATACCCGGATGCTGCTGCTGAAATATGGGCTAAAAATGCGAATCTTTCCACTCAAGAGCAAATACTTAAATTTTATCAGGAATTTGGAGAAATCACTAAAAGAGGCGCTTATTCCGGTGCTATTGGTGCGGTGTTTGGTGGTCTTGGAGGTTCGGTAAGCATTGCCGTAGACCGTAATGCAAATAGAGTTATGCAGGAGCAGGCTGTACGTACTGCGGAAACGATGAAAAACAGTAAGGACGTAGATATTACCGCCAGCAAACTAGTACTGAACCAAACGACAGAAGAAAAGGCTTATGTAGATGCTGAAACCCTTTTTACATATGCGCAGGCAAATCCTAACCTGGATGTAAAAGATACCTTTGGTATAGAGGTTTCTGAACTGCAGGCTGCTGCTGTTCGTGGTGAGGATATTGAAATGCCAATGGGTACGTATTGTGCGGCAGAGGCTCAAAATCCTGGCTTTTTCCAGGCTGTAAGCAATAACGTAGCTTTTGAACAGGGTGGTTATACAGAAGAACGCGCCAGAAATAAAAAAGCTCTCCAAAGCGCTTATAAAAAAGCGTTGGAGAACGACGAGGAATTTAGAACTGCAGTTGATACTTTTAGAAATGAATTGACCGAAGCGGGACTAAATCAAAAGGAAACAGGTGACGTCCTGGCTATTTTAACCAGCCGTGCAATGATTGCTAATCCTGATGACCCTATGCAGTATTTCAGAGATAACCCTTTAAGCTTCAAACGAGTTATCAGCACTCCTAATGGCCGGTATATGCAAACTAAAAGTGCTAACGAAAAATTGCTTGAGGATGAAAATAACTTTTCTGGTATCGTAGATGAATATACTGCTGGGAAAATAAATGATACTAAAACCTATAATGTTATGACGACACCTCTTGCATTGGGACTTGCGGGCGGTAAAATTTTGCCTGTGACTATTGACGGAAGTAAGATTAAACACATTTTTGACGGACATTCTGATGGTATGACACCGGAGCTGTTGAAACAAATTCCTCGCGCAATGGCTGACCCAATGATGGTATTAGATTCTTATTCTGGTCGTAAAATTGTAGTGCTTGATTTAAAGGACAAGCAAGGATCTACCATTATTGTTCCTTTAGAACTTGATGTAGAGCGTAGTTGGTATAAAGTTAATGCAATTACGAGTGCGTACGGTAAAGGCGGAGAAAGTGGTACAGATTATAACTGGTTTATAGAACACAATCTAAAAAAAGGTAGAGTATCATATATAAATAAAGAAAAGACTGCCAAGTGGCTACCTTCTCCTAGCAGCGATTCCGCTAGCAGAATAACCGATCTTGACAGTCTTCTTAATAATAGTATACCAGATGAAAATGCACTCCGCAAGAGACGAGAAGAAATGCAGGGATACTACCAGGCCGAAGGGAAAACTAAAGGCGCTATCACCTGGGACGAAGAAGGCAAAGCAATTATCAGCCTGTTTGAAGGTGCTGATATGAGCACTGTTATTCATGAAGCTGTCGGACATTACTTTATTGAGAATCTCATGCGTGAAGGGGCTCTCCCTAATGCTACAGAGCAGATGAAAAAAGACCGTCAGACTATGCTTGATTATGCCGGTGTCACTAAAGACTGGGATAGCTTGTCGCAGGAAGAAAAAACAGCAGCACATGAACGCTGGGCAGAGGCCGCAGAAACTTATATGCTTGAAGGCAAGGCGCCCTCAAAAGAGCTGCAGCCGGTATTTAACAGGTTCAAAAAATGGCTGCTTGCTATTTATAACGCCGTTTTTTCGGATAAGCGCAGTAAAAATGCTGTTCCAATCAACGATGAAGTAAGGCAGGTTTTTGACAGGATGCTGGCAAGTGAAGAGCAAATATCAGAAATGGAGCGTATTGACGGTTATTTTTCTGCTTTGCCAGATGTTGTGTTAGATACACTTTCAGAACCACGCAAGCAAATGCTGCGTAATTTTGCTGCTAAAGCTCACGATAAGGCAGTACAGTTATTAACAAAAGAAAGCCTTGTTAATTTCAATCAGGAGCGTAAAGACCGGATTCAAAAATATCGTGAAGATGTAGAGCCGCAGGTCAAAGAAGCGATTGCAAAACAGCCGTTATATATGGCTTCGGAGCAGATACTTGATATTGCATCTGATTTAAAAACAGCGAAGGGCGTAGCTAACAGATATTTAGAAGGTAATTTTGATGAAAGTAAAATGGCAACTTTTGATATGATAGCTGAAGCTAATGGTTTTACTTCCGGTGACGAGCTGGCTAAAACGATTATGTCAGAACCATCTTTTAATGGTGCGGTTAACAGACATATTGATGAAATGGTGCAAGACGCCTTCCCTGATATTTACAAAGAGAGAGGGCTTGCTGAAGAAGCTGCACGTGATGCTATGTATAATGACGAGAGCGGTCTTTTGATAAATACAGAAGCACAGCTTATTGAGGATAAAGCACAAGGCTTGTTAAAGGGTCAGCGTGATGCTGAAACTCTTAGAAAACTTGCTGTTGCACGCAGGCAAACAGCTAAAATCCAGGCGCAAATGGACCTGCAGAATAGAGTAAAATTAAAGGAGGCTTTGAATACCCAAAAGTATATTACTGCCGAAAGAAACGCTGCGGCTAAAGCTGCTGTGGCATTGGAAAATGATGATTATTCTGCTGCGGTCCGATATAAAAACGTCCAGGCGTTTAATCATGCTTGTGTAGTTGAAAGCGTAAGACTGCGTAATCAGTATGCTAAGTGGCAGAATTATTTCAGGAAGCAGGCTAAAGCTAAAAGGGAAACGTGGGGTAATGAAAGAAACTTTATTCAAGCAGCAGCAATTATGGAAAGGTTCGGTTATAAGCGTAAAGATTATTCTGATTTTGAAAAGACAGAAACTTTATCAGACTATCTGAATGATATGGATGATCTTTATGACAATGTTGCAGTTGCCGATTGGATAATGGATGAGGATGTTAGCATTACAAATCCTCGTGAACGTATGACGGCAAGCCAGCTTGAAGATGTAGTAAATGCGCTTAAAAATATCAAAGCGATCGCTAAACAGGAAATGAGTATCAATGCTTTACAGAAAGGTGCTACCTATGCTGAATTTAAAGCTGAAGCACAGGAAACACTTAATAAGCTGAAAACTATCTGGAAACCGCAGGTTGGCGTTGCACAGCAGCCTACAGTAATGGAGAAGCTAAAAGCATCTTTGCGCAGTACGGACAATCTTTTTGAAATGATGGACGACTGGCAGTATGGATTTTTCAGCAAACATTTTGGCGCAGCTATTAGAGAAGCGGCCGATAATGAAACAAGAAAAATTTTAGAATATGAGGAAAAAACAGCGCAGGCTTACAGGGAATGGCTGCCGGATAAAGCTGCAGAAAAGGCGGCCGATTATCAGGAAAAATATGACGAGCTAGGTACTTCTGTAGATAAGCATGTTTTATTAAAAATGCTTATGAATTTAGGCAACGAGAGCAGTGCCAGAGTATTGTGCAGCACTAGACCGGTAGGTTTTGAAAGTTCTGCTTTGTGGGTAGATGGCGATATAGTACAGACTAAAATCAATTTGCTTGACTTCTTAGGGCGTAATCTTACTGAAGCGGATATAAAATATGCACAGGCTAAGATAGATATTGCAGAGATGTACTGGTCTGAAATGGAAGCTCTTGAAACTCGTTGGACAGGTTTTAGTCCTAAGAAAGTAGAAGCGTCGCCTGTAGAGCTGACGTTATCAGACGGCAAGACTGTTGTTATGCGTGGCGGTTATTTCCCGCTGATGCGTGACGGTGATACTGGTTCTAAACACGCTGGGCAAGAAGTTATTTCTGATACTGACCCCAGACAAGGCCGCAATATTAGAACAATGAGCACCAGACGAGGCCATTTAAAAGAACGTGTTAAGGCTAAATATCCTGTTAATCTAAAACGTGGAGCAGAGTTTAATGTTGCTATGGATGCGATACATGATCTGTGCTTCCGTGAGGTTATGGGCGATTTCCGCAAAATTATGAACGATCAGGAAATGTATACTCTGATTAAAGAAAAATTAGGACTGGCCGATTTCTCCGCCTTTAAAGAATATCTTGAACGTGCGGCAAATCCTCAAGGTACTAACAGCGGTTCTGTTGGTGAAAGCTGGATGGGCAGTGTTGCTAACTGGCTTAGGGCTCGTACTGTAAATGCTGCTATTATGCTTAATCTTAAAACTGCCGTTCAGAACTTGGGTAATCCCTTGCTTTATGGTAATGCTGTAGATGGTTTTGGATATAGTGATGTCGTTGCCGCTGTGAGTAATTACAGTATGAATATGCAGCTTGCAGAGGGCTATAAATCGGCTAAGGAATTTGTTTACAGCAAATCCCCTTGGATGAAAGAAAGGTCTGTGCTTCCTGATATTTCCCTGCGGGATATGAAAGAAATGGAAAGCCTGAATCCTATAGAAAAGAAAGCTGTTGAATTTGGCACAAGATTGCTGGTCGCTACTGATAATCTTTCTGCTATTCCAGTATGGATGCAGGCGTATGGCAAAAAAATAAGGGCTGGTGCAGGCGAAGCAGAAGCTGTGGACTTTGCCAATACGGTTATTAGACGTACACTTGGCAGCAGCAGAGTTACGGAGGTTGCACCGCTTTTGCGTGGCGGACCTATGCTTAAACTGTTTACTACCTTCCAAGGCTTCTTCAATACACAATATAATCAGTGGGCCAGAGAGTATAATATCTTCTTAAAAGAAAAAGACATAATGCGTCTTACTTCGTTTGTGGGAGCTAAGTTTGTAATGTTTGCTTTTATAAACTTGATGTTGTCGGCCGAAGATCCATTTGAAGAAGATAAGGATGAATATCAAAAGATATCAAAAGAAATGCTTACTTACCCTATGAGTTTAGCCGGACCGGTTGGACAGGTTGGTAATGCTATCTGGAGCAGGGCTTTAGGCATGCAGACTTACGGGTATAGAATGACTGCAGTACAAGGCACGATAGAGCAAATGGAACGTGCTGCCGGTAAGGTACAAAAGGTTTACCAGGGCAAAGCAGATTATGACGAATTGGTTGAGCCTACTGCTACATTTGTTGGAACAGCATTAGGCGTGCCTGCACAGTTAAACAAATTATTCTTTAACGGATATGATATCTTGTTCAATGGTATGGAGCCAGAAGTTGGCGACATCTTTAGACGTCGGCCGAAAAAAGAACGGTAAAATAAAAAACCCCCTCAAATTTGAGGGGGTTTTTTTAGGTGCACAAACTTTTTAAACTTTTTTCTAGGTTTGATTTTATTCTTGCTATATCATTAGCAGTATCTTCTAATATTTTATTTGTAAAACCATCGTTCGGATATTGTGCTGGTAATTTGGCTAATGAATAAGATAAAATTCTAGCTTTTACTCTTGCTAAAACTAATTCTTGAGTTTGTTGAAGGATATGCTCACATAATATCTTATCTTTGATAGATGTAGATGGTGTAAGTTCAGCATTTTTTATAGCTACTTTCATGAGTAATGCCTCTGTATGTAAATTATCTAAAAATGTTATTGGCATGACCCATTCGTTATCAAAATAAGTCGTTTTAGAATCCATATTGTAGTTGAGTGATTTAAACGCTATTTTTATACTTGTATTAACGTCTTGATTTGTAAAATACAGTGATTCATTAGCTAGAACGATATTAGTAAAAGAGAATAGAATAAATAGCATTAGCAATATTTTTTTCACAATAACCCTTCTTTCATCTTTTTCACAATTATAACATAATTGTAATTTGTATGGTATAATCGTGTTGAAAACTGAAAAGCCAATTTTTAGGAGGTCGTTTATATGGAATTTAATAGATTTACTTCATATGCAAAATTTTTATCATCAAAAATGAAAAAAGAGTTTATAGAAGATAAAATAACTTTATCTTTATTAGATTATACAGATAAAGTTTTTAAAATGTATGCTACATCTCCAACGTATACTCCAGCAATGATGTTTGTGATATATGAAAATGTTTATAATAAATTAGGAAAATTGCGTTTTCCTAAAAATGCAGAGTATACTTTTGAAAAATATATGACAATTATATATATGTCATCCGTTGAGGAATTATATGATAGTATCCTTCGGGATTTAGTTGCTATAGATAGGAGCTTAGATATTAGAATAAAAGGACGGATATTTTTCTTTTTTTACTTTTTATATGATGGTGAACGAAAAAAATACTTGACGACAAAGTTTATAGAAGAACATAAAATAAAAATGTATAAAAAATTAGAAATTTTTGATAAAGAATTTGATGAAAGTTTGTTATATGATTAATTCGATAAGACGTACTTTAAAAATATTAGGGTACTTTTATTTTTATTCTTGACTTTCGGCAGACAATAATGTAATATGATTATGGCAGACAAAAGTGAGGTGAAGAAATGGCTGCAAAAATTGGTCGCCCTACTAATAATCCTAAAGAAGAGCGTGTTACTGTTCGGTTAGATCAAGAGAGCATAGAAATTTTAAATAATTATTGCCAAAAAACTGGAGAAAAACGCGCAGAGGCAATTCGAAAAGGGATTAAGGGCCTAAAAAATAAATAAGACTGGCCGCCGTCGAAAGCAAAAACCAGTCTTATAACCAGAAGCTTCAGCTTCTAAGAAATATTGTATCATAGAAGCTGACTTCTTTCAAATTGAAAGGAGTTAAAAAATGAACAATTTGCAAACACTAACTTTAGACAGCCGTGAAGTAGCAGTAATGCTTAACAAAAGACATGACCATTTATTGAGAGATATTGATACTTATATTAGCTATTTAGGTCAAAACCCAAAATTGGGTTCTGATGATTTTTTCAAAGAAACATCTTATAAAGCTGGTACTGGCAGACGTTATAAAATCTATCAAATAACCAAGAAAGGCTGTGAGTTTTTAGCTCATAAGCAAACCGGTCGCAAAGGATCGTCGTTTACCGCATCTTATATCAACCGTTTTCACGAAATGGAAGCACAGCTAAGCAAAAAGCCTTTGCAGCAAACACTTATTGAAGAACCTTATAAGCCTACGGTAAAATATTGGAAAGGCGTACCGGTGTTAACTAAGTTAGACGTAGCTATGATTTTAAATGTTGATGCGTCGGCGATTCAAAATTATATTCGTAGACCGTGGTTTATGACAGAGAATGTAGATTTTTACTTTTTGCGTGGACATGACTTATTCGAGTACCGCAGAGAGAATAAAATCAAGTCTACAATCGCTGCCTTAATAGTACTTACCGAAAGTGGAGTTAGAAAGATATACGAAGCGAGAAATCGAAAATTTACACCTGCTGAATTGTTCCCAGTAAAATCGTCGTGTGAGCCACAAAGACCTATGCTTGTTAATGCGCCTATGAATATGGAGCTGCAGAAGAAGATAAAGGATTTAGAAGGCAAGCTGATTGCTTTGCATGAAGTATTAAAACTTTATAACTACTGTAACACGCCTGAAAAATCGCAATGCTTCGCCACAACAATAAAAGACATAGGTATAAAAATATCGTGTGATGCACTTGATGTAATCAATACAAAGCTTAGTTTAATTCCTGCCGAGGGTGTCGGTTAAATCTACTCCCTTCCTGTTGGGTATTTAAAATTTTAAAAAGTTTCCGACAAAATGCCCTTTAACAAGAGTTAAAATAGTAATGTAAGGTTATTGGATATGAGAGCAGAGGCGATGTAAAAAAATTTAAAAATGTATCCGACAAAACCACTATAAAAATGAGTTAAAATAGTATCATAAAGTTAGTTAGAACTTAATAGAAAGCGCTTACTTCGGTAGGCGCTTTTTTATTTGGAAGGAGAGACGATTTATGGAAAATTTAGTGCAAATCATTGATAGGCAGGTAGTTGTTTCTAGTCGGCAGGTTGCTGAAAAGTTTGGTAAACAACATAAAGACGTTTTGGGAAATATTCGCAATATTTTAGTGGCGGAAAATTCCGCCACTAAATTTTATCAGGAAAGTATCCACGAATATCGCGGGCAAAGATTTCCTGAGTACCTTATGAACCGTGACGGTTTTACGCTTTTAGCAATGGGGTTTACCGGTAAAGATGCGTTGCAATGGAAGCTAAAATATATTGCTGCTTTCAATAAAATGGAAGAATTGTTAAAAGAGCAGGAAGTAATTCCAAAAGATTTGCCGGCAGCTCTTAGAATGGCCGCTGAAATAGCAGAAAAAGCTCAGGCTCTACAAATTGAAAATACGCAGCAAAAGCAGATCATAAATGAAATGCAGCCTAAAGCAAGCTATTATGATTTGATTCTGCAAAACAACACTCTGATGTCGGTAACGCAGATTGCAAAAGACTATGGTATGAGCGCAAAGAAAATGAATAGCCTGCTTCATGAATTAGGTGTTCAGTATAAACAAGGCGGTATATGGTTTCTGTATGAAAAATATCAATGTGACGGATATACCCAAAGTAAGACTTTTCCTACTGCTGACGGTGAAAATAGATTTCATACTTATTGGACGCAGAAAGGACGCTTATTTATTTATCACTTATTGAAGAACCAAGGCGTACTTCCAGTTATAGAACAGGAGTGAAATTATGGATAAAGAGGCTATCATACAAGACCAAATAAATTTACTGTTGGAGGAGCAGAAGAAGGCTGTATCTTTGGACGAGAAGTTAAAGATAGCATCAACTATAGCCAGTATGTTAAATGCTACTGTAGTTAAAGATGCTCCGGCCTCAGCAAGAATATAGGGGGTGAGCATATGACTGTACAGAATACGATAGTTAAAGATATTTATGTTGGTAATGGAGCGACAACGAAATTCCCAATAACATTTCAGATGACGGATCATCCTGAATATATAAAAGTATATATTACAGGTGATGATAGCGTTGCCGTAGAAACGGAGAATTTTTCTGTTGATCTTGGAGCTAAAACAGTTACTTATCCAGCTAATGGCTATCCGCTGCCTGATGGTCATAAAATAACTATTTATCGTGAGCTGCCATTGTATCAGCTAATGAACCTGGTTAATCAAGGTCCGTTTTTTGCAGAGAATATTGAATTGTCTTTTGACGATCTAACTTTTATATGTCAGCAATTAAATGAAAAATTGAATAGAACATTATCTGCTGGTATTGATGTAAGTAATTTTAATAATACTTTTCCGGTAAAGGCTGGAATGAGTTTTAGAATCAATGATGCTGGTGATGGGCTTGTGCTGACGGAGGACCCTGCGAGAGTGTTACCTTTAGCTAAAGATGTATTAGAGCAAACGAAACAGGTCAAAGAGAGCGCCGTTAACGAAACAACAAATATTAAAAATACTGCAATCGAAGAGCTGACCGCTATAAAAAATGCTGCAGTAAATGAGACTACGGAAATAAAGGACGAAGCTGTTGCTGCTAAAAATACCGCTGTTAAAGCTGCGGCTACTGCGGCAGAAGATGCTGTTAATAACGTTCAAACGTTACTTGATGAAAAAGTGGCTGCCGCAGAAAACGCAAAAAGTGTAGCTGTTTCTTCGGCTGAATCAGCATTAGCAAGTAAAAATGCTGCGGCTGCATCACAGTCGTCTGCTGCTGCCAGTGCGGAAACAGCCCAGGCTTCGGCAGAATCAGCTTCTAGCAGTGCTGATGCAGCATTAGCAAGTAAAAATGCAGCATTAACAAGTGAGAATAATGCGAAAGCTAGTGAAACCAAATCTGCAAAAAGTGAAGAAAATGCTAAGGCTGCTGAAACTGCTGCAGAAAATAGTAAAAAAAGTGCTTCAGATTCCGCTAGTGCGGCTTCTAGTAGTGCTGAATCTGCATTAGAATCTAAAACGTTAGCTGCAGCATCAGCAAATTCAGCTTCTGCGAGTAAGACAAGTGCAGAAAGCAGTGCTGAATCAGCAGCATCTTCAGCAACTATAGCTACAAGACAGGCAGATAGAGCGCAGGGTATTGCTGACAGCTTAGAAGGTTTAGCTGGCATTACTGGTATAGCGACAACAGATGAAGCTATTGCTGGTGTAGTTGATACTAAAGCAATGACGCCGTTAAAGACGAAAGAGGCTATAGAGCAAGGTGCTAATGTTTTTACAGCTTTAAATACTTTCAGAGCAAACATTGCTGTATCAAGTGGCACAACAGCAGGCAGTCAAGGACAAATTATTTTAGGCAACAAACCCCAATCAGCAACAGTACAAGCGAATATTATATCTAGCACAACAGGGGCGTTAAACTATATTGCGACAGAAAACGCTGGACACTATTTCAGAATTGGCAATGCTACTGTGTCTACATCAATAACTACTAACGACAGTGAAACAGCAATCCTTTCACATAATGCCTTTGAATTTGCGCGAATAACAAATGTCGGTGTTGCGAAGTGGTTAGGTAATGCAAATACCGCTACGAAACTAGAAACCGCCCGCACAATAAACGGCGTAGCATTTGACGGTACGAAAGACATAACCATATACAATACAGAAGGACACTTGGTGTTCCCAAATGGTGCTGAATTTTGGATAGGGTGATATTATGGCAGAATTAGCAAAGAAATTAAATTTTAAAAAAGATGGCGTGCAACAAACGGCGAAAGCCTACTCTACTACTGCCGAAGTTGGGGAACATTGGGTAAATGCTAAGATAGACGGCGTTCCTGCTTATGTTGCTATTGGAGATATAGCAGACAGCAGAGCGACAAGCGGTAGGGTTAAAGGTAGTGGTGGCGATTCATACGCTATATTAAACAGTGGAAAGCCTCCCTACAATAAGGTTGAATATAGAACTCCAGGTACTTATACTATTACATTTGCTGCTGGAGTTACAAGTGCTAAATCAACTGTTGCTGGTGGAGGCGGCGGTGGAGGTGGCGGTTCGTATAATGGTACAGGAGGTACTGGTGGGAGCGGTAACCTAATTGTAGGCGTGAAATCAGTTACCTCTTCTACACCTTACAGTGTTATTGTCGGAGCAGGAGGTACAGGAGGTGCTGGCGGGAGCGGATCTTTTGGCAAAGGAAGCCAAGGGGCTAATGGTAATGCGTCATCTGCATTAGGGATAACGGCCAATGGCGGTGGTGGTGGTGGTGGTGCTTCGGCAGGCAGTAATGGTAGTACTGGAACTAGTTATGGTTCTGGTGGAGCAGGAGGCGCTGGTGGTAATAGTGCTTCTATTGGGGGGACTGGAGGTACTGGTAATACTGGTAATAACGGCTGGGTAATTATAGAATACGGTGGTGATATTTAAATGGCAAAAAATAGATTCGCACAGCCATTGTACGGTAAGATAATTTATATTTATGAAACTAATTTAACAATGGAGCAGTTACCTACTATTTTCGATCCATCAACGTATTGGATTGATGTAACAGGCTTAGACTGCGAAGTAGGTTATTTAGTTAGTTTTAAAGAAGGTGTAGGGCTTGTTTTAGCACCACCGCCTAACGAAGAATATACATTTGAAGAGTTAAAAGCCCAAAAGCTTGAACTTGTTGACGCATGGACAGCAGATAAAATTACTGGCGGTTTTATTTCTCAATGTACCGGTAACCCTGTGAGGTATGATAGCGATAAAGATACTCAGCTTACGATGCAGGGAATTGCACTGAATGTCAGCACAGAACGTTTTGCAAACGAATATCCGTTAGGATGTCCAGTCCGGGGCTATAAAGAAGGGGAAACTGAAAAAACAATACAGTATCTTAACGCTGCTCAGGTATATACCTGGTGTGCTGATTTATCGTCTCATATAGGTGCTTGCAAGCAGCAAGGATGGATTAAACAGGCACAAGTAGAGGCGGCGTTAAGCAAAGAGGATTTGGACGCTATTATATTAGATTAGGCGGTGCAAAGATGGTTGAAATGGCAATGGCCTCAATAACAATCTTTAGCTTTTTATTTGGCATAGTAGGTTTTGTATTTAAGATTTGGATAATAAATCCTTTGTCTACAGCAATAGAGAACCTCCAAAAGACTGTTGACGCTTTAGCTAAGACTATTAATAGGGAGCAAGAACGTACAACAGATTTAAAAATAAAATTTGCTGAGATTGATCAGAGGGCAAAATCTGCACATAACAGGATTGATGAAGTTGGCGAACGGCTATTACTGGTAGAAAACAAATGTAATAACTGTTCATGTAAGGATAAGTGATATTTATGTTTGAGAAAATAAAAAACTTAATAGTGAGTGCCAGAAATAAAGTAGCCTCAATGTCGCCAAAAATAATGGCTGTCATTGTAGGCTATTTTATTGCAGTCGTTTTACTGATACTGACCTATTACGCTGCGTGGATGTATATGTGGTTGTGGTTGGATAAGATTGTTATGTCTGATCTTCTAGCACTGATAAGAGAGGTTATAGGACCGGCTATGGTTGCATTTGTGACTTTCATAGCTACGAGTTTAGTTGATAAAGACGGGGACGGTGTCCCTGATAAATTTGAACAGGAGGCAGATGAAAATGGGGGCAGTAACAAAAAGAATCACTTTAGATGAACTGCGGCAGTTAGCAGCAAGGGCTAGAGGTAATATTGATAAGATCTATCTACATTGGTCAGCTGGTTATTATCACCAGTTTTTTAGTGACTATCACTTAAACATTGATAGCGACGGCGCTGTTATGGCGACAACAGAAGATTTAACTGAATATAAGGCTCATACATGGCGGCGCAATTCTAGAGCTATTGGGATTGCTTTAGCGTGCTGTGTAGATGCTGTAGCTCATGCTGATGGGCATATCGACTTTGGCAACGTGCCACCGACAGAGTTACAGATAGATAGTATGGCGAAAGTTGTAGCTGTACTGTGTGAGGAACTTGGATTGGAGATTAATGCCGATACCGTAATGACACATGCAGAAGCAGCAGACTTAGATGACTACGGCCCGGCAACTACTTTTGAACGCTGGGACTTGTGGAAATTGCTAGATGTGCCAGGCGACGGAGAACTGAAACCAGGCGGTGATGTTATTCGTGGTAAGGCTATCTGGTGGCATCATAATTGGTAAAGATTGCATAAGGAGGTGACTAATATGGAAAAACAGCGTATTTTGATTTGGGCTGGTATTGCTCTTGCGATTTTGGTAGGGTGCATTACTTATTACAATCTGTAAGATAAAACCCAGCCACATAATTAGCCTGTGCGTTGTTTTATCTCCAAAACACTAGGAAATATAAGTGGGAGTATAGAAAACGGCGCACAGGTTGATTATATTGAAAATAGAACTATCTTAATGATAATGAAATAAAAATCAACTTGAAAGAAGGGCGGAAAGTGAATGAAGAAAAACAAATCAGGTATAGCAAGTATCTTGTTATTAGTTTTGCCCTTATTGCTGTGCTTATCATTTTCTTTAAATTGTTTTGCGGAGGAAGTTCCGGAAACAATAACGATGTCCAGGGAACAGTTCAACGAATTGCAGACGATAATAAACAGACAGGAAAATCTGTTGATAGGGCTATCGAACACGTTGGAACTGCAGCAGATGAACTCGAACGAGCTGAAGAAGCTAATCGAAGAGCAGCGTTTATCTTATCAGAAGATAAGGAGCGAGCTAATGCTTGCGCAGGAATCATTGTCGAACTCCAAAAAAACAATAGCAGAGCAAAACAAATCCTTGCAGACGTTGAGCATTCAAATAAAACAAGAAAAGTCCAGAAGTGAATTAAAGCAGAGACAGAAGGCCTTTTGGGGATTTGCAGGAGGGGTATTAGTAGGAGCTATAGCAGCGAGCAGGTGATTATATGGATACTTGCCGTTTGCAGGCAAGAGATTGGCTTTCGCAGTCCACACGAAAGGAATTTGAAGCAATCATTTCAGAAGCCAAACTAACGCCGCGGCAAATAGAAATTATAGAACTCAAATTTATTCACGATCTTAAAAACTATCAAATAGCAATGAAAATAGATACGTCAGTGCAAACGGTCGAAAGAGATCTGCAGCAGGCGTATAATTCAGTTAAGAGAGCATTAAAGGCAGTCACATAATAGTTGTGGCTGCCTTATTTTTTATGCCCATATTAGGGAATTATGAGGGAATGTTGACGGATTATAAGAGCTGATTTAACGGATAATATAGTTAAGATAAATGAACGGAGGCAAGACTATGAGTGGCAATATGAATTTAGGAATTACAAGCAGTTCTGTACTTACTACATATCCACAAACGATGACTTGCATTGTAGATGGAACAAATATTATTCAGGTTGATTTTTATGGGAACAGGCAGAAGATTGGAGTTACTCAAAATGCGTATGATGAGTTAGAAAAAATCAGTAATGAATATTATAACAAGCTTGTTGAACTTAAAGTAATTACCCAACCTAAAACACCAGAACAGCAGATGCAGGAACAAACGGAACTTATGGCAGATATGCTGAAAGAAATGCAGAATATGAAGCGTGAAATCGAGGTGCTTAAAAATGATCAATCCACAAGCTGTAGCACAAATGCTGAGACTAAACCAGCAGGACACGAACCGCCTTGCGGAAGCATGGGCGACGGCGATGAATGTAGCGAACAAGGTTAATAGTAAGGGTGATGCGCTAAACGCTTTGGCTAAGAATGGTGTTAGTTCAGACATTGTTACTAAGGTCAATGGATATTTAAATAATCCTATGGCTGGATTTATTGCTAAGGCTGCTGGTGTAGATCTTAACAAAGTAAAAAATATAGTCGGTGATTTACAGGGAACCGGCGGAACTGTTCAGCCTGATATTAATCAAGGGCAACAGCCAAATGATAATTTATCAAGGTTACGTGCAGGGTTACAACAGCTTAAACGCTGATGTGATAAATAAAATATCAAGAAAGGAGTTGTTTGCAGATGGACGAAAAATATTATGGCGGTTTTAACACTTGGGGGATTGCTATCTTCTTGATTATCCTGTTTGCTGCTTTTTTAGGCAATCGTGGTGGTTGGAACAATAACGGTGCTGCTCCTGCATATGGTTGCAATGCTGTATCTAATTGCCAGGTAGAAAAACAGGGAATCATCGACAGCGCGCGTACTCAATATTTGATTGAGAATACTGCTCGTCAAACCCAAGAGCAAACTATGGCTGGCTTCTCTGCACTCGGTACGAAGATTGACTTTTATGAGTATCAAAACCTGCGTGATCAACTTGCTCAGGAACGTACGAAAAATGTCGTTCTGGAAAACCGCGTATACAGTGATGCTAAATTCAACGCTGTAGAAGCTCAACTGGCTTCTATCTCTTGCCGTATGCTTCCGAAACCTGAGGTTACTGGTATTGGCGCAGTTTGCCCGAATGCCGGCATTATCAATGGTTTGGGCATTAATAGCCTGAACGGCGGTTGCAACATGGTTTAAAGGGGTTTAAAAGTAAGGCTCCGTCGTAAGACGTGATACAGGGCGGAGAAATCCGCCCTATTTTTTTATAGGAGATGATAATATGTGTGGAAATAATGGATGTAAAGTATGTCCTAATTTAGTTGCCAGTACTGAGGTGGCAGTTGCTGCTAATGAATTGCAAATTACAATTCCGGCGATGACAATAAATAATAATGAAAAGATTTGTTTGTTAATTGCCCAGGCAATCCCTGCAGGTGCTGATACACTGCCGGTAGTTATTTTAAATGGTACAGGCGGTACAGTAATTCAAATGATTAACCGTTGCGGTGACGGAGTAAGAGCAGATCAAATCCGCAGCAGAAAAATTTATAATTTTCGTGTGATGACAGAACCGCCTTTAGCAGTGGTTCGCAGTAATAATCTTTGCTGCACAGCTTTTGTATGGCCACAAATTACACCGCCTACAGTTACTCCATCGTCTGTTACTTTAAAGAAATGAGGCGTTGGCAATGGGCAATTTATTGATTGGCTTTACAATAGCATTTCTTTCAAGTAGAGAAGGTCAGGAAATAGCTAAAAAGGTTGCAAAGAAAGTGCTTGAAAATCTTTCGGAAAAACCTAAAAAGAAGGACGGTGAAGATAATGCATAAGTACGATCATTATGCAGAGCATATTGACGGTGACAAATTAAAAGAAGAACAGGTTGATGATATTGTTTGCTGTGCATTAGAAAAAATCAAAGTCATCGACGAGGAAGATTACGAAGCTATAATGATGAAAATTCATTGTATAGCTTATGGTCCGCACTTTGATGAACACCTTGCTAAAAAGGCCGTTTCGGAAATGAAAAATGTTGACGGTACTACCGGAGAACATTGGACAGTAGAAGAAACTACCCGTGTTATGGATCAGAACGGTGTACATGCCAATAAGTACGACTGGTATTATTTAATGAATATGCTGCATAGCGATTATTCGAATCTCTGGGGAGAAGATGTTGCACAATATGTAAAATTTGCCAAGGCATACATCAACGATCCTGATGCTGGAGCAGGTAAAGTTTTTTATCTGTGGAGAGCTGGGAAGCATCATCATTAATATGTCAAAAGTGGTCGCAGTTTTGGTCGCACTTTAGTGTTTTTTAATGCCATTTCACGACTTCTTACGGCACTATCAAGAATATGATTCACAAAAAATAAAAACCGTCAAAGACCTTGAAAACTAGGCTTTGACGGTACTTTTTTGCTGGTACGCCCGAGTGGAATCGAACCACCGCACACGGCTCCGGAGG